AAGTCACAATTGGTCAGTTGGCCGATTTTGATTTTGTGGATCTTCCAGCCGTTGATCAGTACAGGCATATGATTAAAGCGCAACCGAAGCAGAAACTGGATCTGTCAATTCAGACAGAATATCCAGCGTTGCAAACGATTGTGTATCATTCAAAGAAAATCAACGCAATATTTGGTCCTCTTTTCAGTGAGCTTACAAGGCAATTACTTGACAGTATTGACTCAAGCAGATTCTTGTTCTTTACGAGAAAGACACCGGCTCAGATCGAAGATTTCTTCGGAGATCTAGACAGTCATGTCCCAATGGACGTACTTGAGTTGGATGTTTCGAAGTATGATAAGTCTCAAAACGAGTTTCATTGTGCTGTTGAGTACGAAATCTGGAGGAGACTGGGTCTGGAGGATTTCTTGGCAGAAGTGTGGAAACAAGGGCATAGGAAAACCACTCTGAAAGATTACACTGCTGGTATAAAAACGTGTTTATGGTACCAGAGAAAGAGTGGTGATGTTACAACTTTTATCGGTAATACCGTCATCATTGCTTCGTGTCTTGCATCAATGCTCCCGATGGAAAAATTGATAAAAGGAGCCTTCTGCGGAGATGACAGTTTGTTGTACTTTCCTAAGGGTTGTGAGTATCCCGATATACAACAAGCTGCTAATCTAATGTGGAATTTTGAGGCCAAACTGTTCAAGAAGCAATATGGGTACTTCTGCGGGAGGTACGTGATTCATCACGATAGAGGTTGCATAGTATACTACGACCCTTTGAAGCTGATTTCGAAACTTGGTGCTAAACACATCAAGGATTGGGATCATTTGGAGGAGTTCAGAAGATCCCTCTGTGATGTTGCTGAGTCGTTGAACAATTGTGCGTATTACACACAATTGGACGACGCTGTTGGGGAGGTTCATAAAACCGCCCCACCTGGTTCGTTTGTTTATAAGAGTTTAGTTAAGTATTTGTCAGATAAAGTTTTGTTTAGAAGTTTATTTCTTGATGGCTCTAGTTGTTAAAGGTAAGGTAAATATTAATGAGTTTATCGATCTGTCAAAGTCTGAGAAACTTCTCCCGTCGATGTTCACGCCTGTAAAGAGTGTTATGGTTTCAAAGGTTGATAAGATTATGGTCCATGAAAATGAATCATTGTCTGAAGTAAATCTCTTAAAAGGTGTAAAACTTATAGAAGGTGGGTATGTTTGCTTAGTTGGTCTTGTTGTGTCCGGTGAGTGGAATTTACCAGATAATTGCCGTGGTGGTGTGAGTGTCTGCATGGTTGACAAGAGAATGGAAAGAGCGGACGAAGCCACACTGGGGTCATATTACACTGCTGCTGCTAAAAAGCGGTTTCAGTTTAAAGTGGTCCCAAATTACGGTATTACAACAAAGGATGCAGAAAAGAACATATGGCAGGTCTTAGTAAATATTAAAAATGTAAAAATGAGTGCGGGCTACTGCCCTTTGTCATTAGAATTTGTGTCTGTGTGTATTGTTTATAAAAATAATATAAAATTGGGTTTGAGGGAGAAAGTAACGAGTGTGAACGATGGAGGACCCATGGAACTTACAGAAGAAGTTGTTGATGAGTTCATGGAAGATGTCCCTATGTCAATCAGGCTTGCAAAGTTTCGATCTCGAACCGGAAAAAAGAGTGATGTCCGTAAAGGGAAA